TGACGATCAAGGGTCTGCGGAAGCAGGCAACCCGACTGCTCCGGCAGCGGCTCCCGCGTGGTACGCGCCGGAAGGGATCGACCAAGGAACGGCCAGCCAGCTTGGAGAGCTGGTCAAAGCCAAGGGATGGAAGGGGCCGGCTGACGCCCTGCTGTCGTATCAGAATCTCGAGAAGGTGTTCGGCGCTGACAAGGCTGGGCGCACCATTCTCGCCCCTAAGTCGGATGACGATGCCGAGGGCTGGAGCGCGGTCTATAACCGCCTAGGACGCCCGGAGAGCGCCGACAAGTACGAGCTGCCAGTCCCGGAAGGGGATGACGGCTCGTTCGCTCAGGCGGTCGCTCCGGTGCTTCACGATCTGGGGCTGACCAACAAGCAAGCCAAGGGTCTCGCCGAGTGGTGGAATCAAACGTCCACGCAGCGGATAGAGATGGAGCGCGAAGCTTTCCTTAACAAGTCCGAGGAAGAATTCTCGGCATTGCGTCGGGAGTGGGGTGCCGCGGCTGACCAGAACATCGAGCTTGCCAAGCGAGCGGTTGCCAAGTTCGGCGTCGCTGCCGGGTTGGATGCTGATGGTCTCGAGCGTCTGGAGCAGGCGATCGGCACCGGCCCGATGATCAAGTTGTTCCAAGCAGTCGGATCGGCATTCGCTGAAGGCACGTTTGTTGGCTCGGAGACTCCGACCGGCGGCGCGCTGACTCCGCAGGCTGCGAAGAACAAGATCGCTGGAATGTTCGCGGATCAGGAGTTCATGGGTCGCTACATGAACCGTGACGAGAAGATCCGGCAGGGTGCGATTGAGGAGATGATGCGACTACAGCGAATGGCTAACCCAGAGCTGTTTACAGAGTAGTTGCGAGTGTGATACGCGCGCGGTACTATCCTCGGCGTAATCTCCTGTGAGTGAACTTGAGGCCCGGGAGAGATCTCGGGCCTCTTTTTTCTAGCAGGACAGGGCAAGTCGCAAGACCCCAACTGACAGTCGGAAAGACGATCGATCGGTGAGAGCGTATCTCACAAGGATTCTGGCCCCGGTAACGGACAAGCCATCCGAGAAACACTACATATTTAGTTTTTTTGGAGGGCTATCATGGCCGACAATATTGCATCAGTTTATGCCGTACAGTACGGCACTAACATCTCGCTGCTGTTGCAGCAAAAGGGCTCCAAGCTGCGCACCTCTGTGCAGACTGGTTCGTACAAGGGCAAGCAGTCTGAAGTCGTCACGCAGTACGGTGCTACCGCTGCTCGTGCGGTTTCGACCCGTTACGCTCCGATCGTCCCGGTCAACACCCCGAACGATCGCCGTTGGGTGTTCCCAGAGGATTTCGATTGGGCTGACCTGATCGACAACTTCGACAAGCTCCGTCTCCTCGCCGACCCGCAGTCTGCCTATGCGCAGAACGGTCTCTACGCGATGGGCCGTGCGATGGACGATGTGATCATCAACGGTATGCTCGGCGACAACAAGACGGGCGAAGCTGGCGGTACGACCACGGCTTTCGACACGACCAACCAGCGCGTTGCTGTGAACTACGCTGCCTCGGGCAACGTGGGCCTCACGGTCGACAAGCTGCGCGAAGCTCGTCGCATCCTGATGGAGAACGAGGTTGATCTCGACGCGGAGCCGGTGTACTGCGCCATCTCTGCCGAGCAGCACGACGATCTCTTGGGCCAGATCCAAGTGGTCTCGAGCGACTTCAACAGCGACACTCCGGTGATGAAGGATGGCAAGGTAATGCAGTTCCTTGGCATCAACTTCATCCACAGCGAGCGTTTGCCGACGAGCTCGAGCCATCGTCGCTGCCCGGTGTGGGTGCCTTCGGGCGTTCACTTGGGTATGTGGAATGACATCATGTCTGACATCACGCAGCGTCGTGACCTCTCCTCGCACCCGTATCAGGTTTACCTGATGGGTACCTTCGGTGCTACCCGCACGGAAGAGAAGAAGGTCGTTGACATCCTCTGCGCGGAATAAGGGAGTAAACGAAAATGGCAGTTGTAGCAGTTAAGTCAACCCTTATCACCAACGCAGACGCGACCCCGGCTGTGCTCAATAGCCCCCGTGTAGACGGCGGCTTCGAGCGCATCGAGGTGGCGACCGCTGCGATCACCTCTGGCGATAACACGGGTTCGACGTACCGTATGTTCCGCGTTCCTTCGAATGCGGTGATGACGGATCTTCGAATCTACTCGCCGGACATCGGCACCACGACGATCTCCGACATTGGCCTGTATCGCACGGCCAAGGACGGCGGCGCTGTGGTCGATGCTGACTTCTTCGCCTCGGCTCTGTCTCTCAAGGACGGCGCGCTGAACGGCGTGGATGTTCTGCACGAGTCGGCTGTGTTCTCGATCGCGAACAGCGGCAAGGAGCTGTGGAGCGCCCTCGGCCTCACCTCTGACCCGTCGGTGTTCTACGATGTGGCTTTCACGTTGACCGCCGACGCTGATGCGACCGGCACCGTGAAGCTGATCGGTCGGTACGCGGCGTAAGAAACAAGGGCGGGTCGGGTAACCGGCTCGCCCTTTTCTCCTAGGAGAGAATCATGGCAGATCGTTTTTACGGTATTGATCGTGGCGAGCAAGGCGTTCGTAACGTGACGGAAGGCTCGTCATCGACGGCGACCACGGACGTTGAAGTGCGCGTAGACCTGATCGGAATGAGCAAGCTCGAAGTTTTGCTTGCTCTTGATACGATCAAGGAAGCAATTCTTCAAGATACTTGGCCGCCGGCTTAACGGTCTCGGGGTCTCCCGATGGCCGCAAGTAACGTAGCAATCGCAAACCTCGCGCTGACGAAGCTCGGGGATTTGCGCATTTTGAATCTCACGGACAACACTAAGCCTGCCCGTGAGGTGAATGCCGTGTTCGATATGACACGGGATTATCTCCAGCGCCGCTTCTCATGGCGCTTTTGTATTAAGCGAGCAAACCTCGCTGCGGATACCAGCACTCCGCTCTGGGATTGGGCCTATCAGTATCCGATTCCGACCGACTGTATGCGCATCCTGCAAGTCGGCCAATGGTATCCGTCTCCAGATCTATCGGATCTGATATCGACTGGTGGGCAGGAGTATGTGCTTGAGGGCAAGTACATCCTGTCGAATCAGGCCGGCCCGTTGAAGCTGCGTTATCTGTCTCGGGTAACTGACCCGGTGCAGTTCGATGCGGCGTTCGATATGGCTTTCTCTGCGTATCTTGCGTACATTCTCGCCGAACCTTTGACCGCAAGCGCGGAGCAAAAGCAGATGGCCTATAACGATTATCGTAATGCGATAAAGGATGCCGTCATAGCTAACGCAATCGAAAACCCACCGGAGTCTCTCGCAGACCAGACTTGGATCTTGGCGAGGCTGTAACGCATGGCAAAGGTTTCGCCGGCGATCTCAAACTTCAACGGCGGCGAGGTCGGGCCTCTCCTATCTGGCCGCGTCGACTTCGAGAAGTATTCGAGCTCCTGCTACAAGATGGAGCGATTCGTTCCGACCGTGCAGGGGCCGGCGAAGCGAATGCCGGGTACGCGGTTCGTCCTGCCAACCAAGTATCAGGACAAAGCTTCGCATCTCAAACAATTTGAGTTCTCGTTCGATCAAGCCTATGTGCTCGAGTTTGGCGACCAATACGTTCGCTTCTTCACCGATCGAGGTGTGGTACTCGGTGACACGCTTGATATCACCAACATCACCAATGCAAACCCCGGGGTTTTGAGCTACACGGGAACCGATCCGTCGAACGGCGACTGGTTCCTCGTGAGTGGCGTCGAGGGCATGACCGAGCTCAATGGCCGGTATGTGCAAGTCTCGAACGTTAATGCTGGTGCGAATACGTTTGAGCTCAAAGACTGGTTCGGCGATGCCATCGACACGACGAGCTATGGTGCATATGTCTACAACGGCGATATGCAAAAGGTCTACGAGATCGCGAGTCCGTACACCGAAGCCGATCTGACGAACCCAGAAGGCGGCTGCGCCCTTTCTATCGTCCAGTCTGGTGATGTGCTCTATATCGGCTGCGAGGGCTATGCGCCGCGCACGTTGACCCGTAGCGGCAACACGAGCTGGGCGTTTGCGACCTACGCTCCGACCGATGGCCCGTTTCAAGTCGAGCCGATCGACTACAAGAATTTCACGCTGGGTGCGTCGTCCGGTACTGGCGTCTCGCTTGTTTGTACGACGAACGTATTTGAGAACGAGCACGTTGGAATGCTGTTCCGGCTAGAGCCGGTCAACATCACGACGCCGCCTTGGGAAACGAATAAGGCGGTCACAGCGACCAATCTGCGCAAGTCTGACGGCAAGTATTACGAAGCGACAAACTCCGCTACAACGGGCTCTGTGCGCCCTATACACGAAGAAGGCACCGAGTCTGACGGCGCGGTGACTTGGGAGTATCTGCACCCCGGATACGTCGTCGTCAAAGTCACAGCGATTACGGATGCGCAGAATGCGACGGTCGACATCATCGGCCCCGGGATTGCTCCTGCCGAGGTTGTTGCCGGTGACGATTGCCGCTACCGAATCGGCGCATGGGGTGAGGCGACAGGCGCTGCATTCCCGTACAAGGTCGCTTTTTGGCGCGATCGCTTGTGGTGGGCTGGCAACCAGCAGATCTATGCGTCTGTGGCTGGCGACTATTCGTCAATGGCTCCTGACACGCTCGGCGAGATTCTGGCTGACAACGGCATATCTCTGACGCTCTCGGTCGGCACGGTCGACAAGATCCGCTGGATGACGGCATCGGATGTATTGCTGATCGGT